CTGAACACTGATCCTATGGATACTGCATTCGCGCAAAGGGGGCTAATGAGCTCGTCGGCTCGGCTGGTTACCGAGTCCGACTGGCTCCGACTGGAAGACAAGTCTCCCGAGTACATGACAAGGCTGTTGAGGTCGCTCTCTGGTGGTAAACACCAGGAGGTGGCCGAGATCATTACAGCTGGACAGGATATCGATCTTGATTGTTTCGATATTCCTGCAGGCACATGTACTCGTCTTAATATTTTCCATAGCTCTCTCGTCACTTCGCCTGAGGTGGCCAAGCTCCAACTAAAATGTTTAGTTGAGGATCTACAAGACTCCCAAGCTCGTGCTGACGCACTTGCTCAGGCAGTCGCCGATCTCTACTACATTATGGAGGGAGAAGAGCTTCATAAAGACACGATCATGAACATTCGTGTCGGGTACTTCTACATTGACCTTTTTGGTCTGTTAGAAGAGTGGTTTAAGTTCCAAACCACTTACCTCTCTGCAATGCTTTTAAAGCAGGAGGAATTACCCATTGTTCCGAACATCGTCACTCGACCCGGCTTCGTCTGCGGAGGTAAATTTTACCGCAAGATGCGAAAATTGCTCAATAAGATTTCTCTTGATGAGCATATCGTTAGCTGGGCTGGAGGAGTCCTCGGTCTCAAGCGAGCCGCTCTCCCACTTCGTTCTTCTTTAGTAGAGAAATCTCTAGAGAAGCACCGTTCGACGCTCGAGAGGCAACCCTTAGTTACAGACATGGTGTCGCAAGTCTTCCATAATATGGAGACATGCGTCGACCGTTTCGTAACGAAGAGTTCATCTCTCAGTGAGCGTATGCCTTCGGGTTCCAGCCATTATGGATGGAGCCGAGCAGAAGGCGGTGCCTTAGGTAAGATTTCGAATCTTATAAAGGAACGTTGGGGTGAGAAGGCCTTTTGGTCGCAGGAGTTTGCTGGTACCGCCTTTAATGGCTGGACCGCACAAAGACCCTTTACGGATATCTATGTGCCTGCTTACTCCTTTGAGCTCTCATCGATCATAGTTGAGAAAGCTCTTGAAGAGACCTTGGACTGTGACGTTCATGTCGTTCTTGAACCCATGAAGGCCCGCATTATTACCTGCGGGCCCCCACTTCGCTACCACGTGTGCCGCATGATCCAGAAGCGGGTGCACGGTGCGATGCGAAAATTGCCTGAGTATCGACTCATAGGTGAGACTGTAACAACTGATGTCCTTAATGAGAACTTTCGTTCCCTTCATTCTTATCAAAAGAATTGGACCTTCGTTTCTGCCGATTATTCGGCGGCCACTGATAATCTCAATGGTCATCTTTCAGATAGATTCGTAAGTTTGGTTGCTACTGGCCTCGCCCTAGACGACGATACGTCAAAGATTTATAAAGAATCGATGACTGGGCATACTCTACACTACAGTGAAGATTTCGGTGGTTTTGTATCAAAGCAGAATACTGGTCAACTAATGGGTTCTCCATCAAGTTTTCCAGGGCTATGCTTGATCAACCTCGCTACTCTCTACACCGCGTGGAGTGTGTATCGCATGAGAAGGTGGGGTGATAAAAGAACGACGTACTGCCAAATGCTGCGCGACTTAAGACCTCTCGTAAATGGTGATGATCTCCTCTTTATTGGACCTGAGGATTTCATTCCCTTGTGGAGAGAATATGTTAACGCCGTAGGGCTTGCACCATCTCCTGGAAAGAATTATGTTTCCAAGGAAATCGCTGTTATAAATTCGACCTTCTTTATTATGAAGTCGGATTACGAGCGAGGGGTGCGCCAAGACAGAAATGGTCTTTTGATACCTGACTTCTTGCTAAGCTTCAAATCGACGCGAATTCACTGGGTGGGTTCGGGTCTCCTGAAGGGGCAAGCACGGGTACTTGGTGATACGCGATCGTCTAAAAGAACAACGGACTCTATGGTAGAGGCCAATGTGGATTTTGGACAATTGCGAAGCCAATTAGACTGGGTTCTGGATTGGCATGACGGGTGTGGAGCTCAACGGGAGCGCTGCTTAGCTACTTGGTATCGTTACATGCGTAACGTCCTTATGGCTGAGAAGCGTTCCTGGAGACTACCTGTCTGCCTAGGCGGGCTTGGACTTCCTATAGGCGGGGCAACCCGTCCACAGTTAGTTCTTGCCAACATGATCATTAAGACGCGTGATCCGCGATTGGCCGCTAAGTTTACTGTCCGCACACGTGCGAAGAACGAAGTAACTCTTGCTCAATTAGAAGCTGAAAAGCAACTATTTGATCGGATAGGGGCGAAGAAATTCGTCCAATCCGAGCTACCCTATGTTATCGTGAAAACTCCCAATGGTGAGAGTGATTTCGATTACCGGATAGTGGAGATGAAGAAGCATGATGTTTCTGTCTCTCCCTTTTCCATAGGGCTAACCTATACTGAGTTTGATGAAACCAGTGAGGTTAGAGCAAAAGACTTCGAGTCTAGCATGATGGATGCGATCTCGAATTTTAACGGCGGTCCGGCTCTACTTGAGGATGCGATAAAGTACGATGGAAAGGTTTGTTGGGCAGGAGGATATTTCAGCCTACCAGATCCTTTCTATGGATACAGTACACGCGTAAAGTGGAGTCAGCTTGAAGCTGTCGCAGATCTACCATCTCCTGAGGTGGAGATTGCAGTGGACTCGTGGGAGTCACTTGGTAGTTCGTCAGATGAGGAACAAGTTTATGAAGAAAATATTTCAGTCAAAGTTACAGCTCCTAGCGTGCTTGTTGATTCTGCCCGAGGGTGGACAGCAAGCGCTAGGGGGGGCTGGTATGACTGAGGAAACTTGTTGGGGAAGTTGGTGCTTGGAGATCTGATCAATCTCTTAGATGTCACTTCCCTGGCCTTGCCGTTTGATCAACGGTGCGATTCCTGATAGGG